CGTTGAGCAGTATATGATGACAGGGCTGATGATGGAAGCCCCTTCTCGTTTCGGTTGGCTTATCATTGCGTTTGCGGCAGTCATCAATCAAATACGTGTTACTAGACAATGGAAAGTAAAGAACTGATTATAGCACTTGTTACGATCTTGGGTAGCGGTGCTGCGTTTAAGTTTTATGAGATGGTCATTAAGACCAAGAAGGAATCGGCACGGGAGTTGCGCAAAGAGCAGCGAGAAGAGAACCCAGAGGCGATGTTTAGAGATGACCTGCTCAAGCGAGTGAATGAGATGAGCAGCAGCTTAGAAGATGCGCAGGCGGAAATCTTACGACTGACCCAAAAGGTAGCGGAGCTTGAGACTGAGAACAAGTATTTGAAACGAGAGGTAGATATTTTAAAAAGAGGTTAATGGATAACAACAGCTTTGATGACTTCATCAACGAACTAGAGAACAAAGAACAACCAACCTGTAACATAGAAAATCCTGAGGACTGCGAAGCGTGTGGTGCGTAAGTGGTGCGGTATAGCACCAAAGGAATGTAACTGTAAGAACAAGTGTAATGAATCAATTAGTCAACAGGCTGCTAGGCAAAGGCGCAAAGGAGACGATAGAAGCCGTTTCTAATGTCGTGGATAGGTATGTATCCACTCCAGAGGAGAAAGCCGCTATAAAGGCTTCTATTGAGGCTGAGATCAGCAATAGGTGGAAGGCTGATATGCATAGCGACAGTTGGCTAAGCAAAAACGTACGACCTTTAACCTTAGTGGTGGTCGTATCGTTTTTAGTCTTAGCTACATTCTTTGACGGCTTGGGCTACCTCCAAGTAGACCAAGCGTGGATAAGCCTCTGGAATATGTTAAGCGTTACAGTAGTAGGTGGATACTTTGCGGTACGCACTATAGACAAGAAAGGTAAACCTAAGTAATATAGAGTAAGAGTATTATATATATCCCTTTAAGGGGATATATATAATACTCTATAATACTCTAAAGTAAAAAGCACTAATGCTTGGACGTGTCCAAATGTTAGGGGCTTTTTTTTTGCACACACTTGTAAACATAGTTTTTTTTTGTACTTTCACGTAAAATCAAAAAGCTATGAGTGCAAAAGACAATTACATCGACCTATGTGAGGCTCGTATCGAGGCTCTGGAGAAAGAGGTCAACCATCTCAAAAATTTTATAATTAGAGACTACAGCCTCAGAGACATCGGCTCTGATACGGTCTTGGCTATGTATGAAGCATACAAGAAAAACAACAATGAAGATCAATGAAGAGGTTAGGAAAGCAGGCAATTATGAGAAGTACGAAATCAACGAGGTCACCGTATACAACCACTTATTCATCCACTTTGGAATCCAAGACAGAAACCGACCTGAAGAAGAGTCCCCCCACAAATACGCCTCACTACTACGTAGGCAAGTATAAGGGCTTAGAGGCTTTTGATATTGTTATGGACTTTCAAAGGGACTCTTATAACCTTGGTGTTGCCATTGCTTACCTGCTGCGGGCAGGAAAGAAGCAAGGCAACCCAAGATCGCAGGACATAGCCAAAGCTATAGATCACTTAAACAAGGAACTAGAATATGAAAGAGACTATAGACCTTCAGCTGAGGTTACCCAAGACGGTCAGCCTTAACACGCTGTATGCAGGTAAGCATTGGACATTTAGAAAAAGAGTAAAAGATGAGTACAAGAAAATTGTTGAGAAGGAACTATCAAATTATGACGGCTATAGTGCAGAGGGTTGCACTATCCACATTAGGTACAATGCTCGTGCCGATGTGGACAATTTTGTTTTGGTGTCAAAGTTTGTTGCTGATACTCTCGTGGATAACGGATGGATTCCTGATGACTCTCCTAAATACTACAACAAACTTACTATCGTCTATGACCAGACGGTTGAAAAGAATTATTGTGAAGTTACAGTTAGACTTGTAGAAGCAGAGTTGATTGAAAAATAATTTTGTCAGTGTTTATAATTTTGTTAATTTCGAATCATTAAATAATCAAAAAGAGTGCTATGAAAACAGCAGTAGTAAAAGAGGTGAAGCCTGTAGGCGAGCCAAGACAAGGTCAGTACGGAATGATGTACACCTATGGAGTAAGGTTTGAGAATGGAGACTCTGGTCTCTATACCTCAACGAGTGACAACCAAAACAAGTTTGTGGTAGGCGAGTCAGCCCACTACACTGACGAGGCTAAGCAAAGTCAGTCAGGAAAGACTTGGTATAAGATCAAGCCTGCTAACCCTCAGTACGATGGTAATGGTAGCAGCGCAGCACCTACCTCTTCAGGAGGCGGTGCAAGCGCAACAAGCAAGGATGAGCTAATCATCCGTCAGACAGCATTGAAGGCTGCTGCAGAGTTGGGTGGTTCACCTGCGGTAGTCCTTCAGCACGCAGCAATGTTTGCAGATTGGGTCTTAGGTAAGTCAGCCCAACCTAAGGACGTGTTCCCTGCACAGGAAAAAGTGCAGGTTACGAATGCAGTAGCAGACGAGGGTCTGCCGTTCTAAGAACATTGTTGAACAATAAAGGGGGGCTGTTAGCCCTCCTTTTTTTTCCTAATCCAACCTATGTCAAAAGTAAGCTATGCCGACCTAACGGGTCGCATTGATTTGATACGTAGAGGCAGGGTCAAGACAGGTCTTGACTTTGGTCACTACAAGATAGACGAGTACCTAAAGTTTAAGAAAGGGAACTTTAATGTCATACTTGGTCATAACAATGTGGGTAAGACCACAACCATAATTTTCTTAATGGTTATGCAGAGCGTAAACAATAAGCTGAGGTGGTTAATCTTCAGCTCAGAGAACACGCCAGAGAGTGTAGCTATCAAGATCATACAGTTTTACCTTGGCAAGCCTATAGCTCAGGTAGAGGAGGACGAACTTCAGAAGGCTATGCATTTTATGATGGCTCACTTTATCATCCTTGATGCTGATAAGAAGATGTACAGTTACAAAGAGCTGCTTGAGGAGGCAACCGACATACACAATGACGAGGGTATAGACGGCTTCTTGATCGACCCTTACAATTCGTTACGCAAGGAGAAAGAGATGTTTCACGCATTAGGGGGTCACGAGTACGACTACGAGGTGGCAACCGCTATGCGTAATTGGGCAAAGCAGTATGGGGTTAGTGTCTGGATAAACACTCACGCAGTGACGGGTGCGCTACGCAACAAGCATACAGGCACGCACGAGTTCGCAGGTCTCACTAAACCTCCAAGCGTTGGAGATGTTGAGGGCGGTTCGAAGTGGGGTAATAGGGCAGATGATATGTGGGTGATTCACCGTTACTCGGCTAGCCCTACTCATTGGATGTATACGCACATCCACTGTGTAAAGGTCAAAGAGACGGAAACAGGTGGCAAGCCTACCCCTATTGATGATCCTGTGCGCCTTCGTATGAAGCAGGGCAATGCTGCCTTTGAGATTGATGGGCAGGACTTGTTACCTGCTGTTCAAAAAAAACAAGCTAACCTGCCTTTTTAGGCAAAATGTATTTTATATTTATAAACAATGTCAGACGAACAAGACTTTGTAAACCTAATGCGATGGCAGCCACACGGCTCAAAGAGTGTGGCGTTGCTATGGTTGAGGTCTAAGAATGCTTTGTTAATGGAAATCGCTCAGCAGTTAAAACCTGAGGATGTAAATGACGAGGCTGCTATGAACCTTTTCTTAGACCTGACCTCTTTATATGGTGCAATGGACTCAGCTATTGATATGGTAGAGGATGTGCAAAATAAAGTTTGGGCAGCAGAAGCAAAAAACGCTGAACTGAAGCTGACTATCAGGCAGCTCAGTCAGAAGGTCGCAAAGTATGAGAAGCAGTTTGACGAACTAGACGAGTATTTAAGATGAGAGCAACCGTAGAAGAATTACAAACCGCCTACGAAGACTACTTAACCCGCCACCAAATAGGTAGCAACAGAGAGAGACGAAACGTAAGCGCACGACAGGCGTTTATGACAGCGGCTCGTGTGTTGTATACCACATTAGAGATAAAGAGAGCAACAGGCAAAGACCACGCCACTGTGATACACAGCACTAAAATGCACGAAACCAACATACGCTTTGATAAGCTATACGTTGATTTCTTTACAGAGTGCGCTGAGATCATAAACAAGCTCAGGGGAGCTGATTATGATAATGAGGAGTGGGATCTGCTTGTGGAGAATGCAGAGCTGCGGCAGCAGCTTGCGGACTTGCGCATAGAACTGCGGCAAGCTCGCAATGCCTTAAAGGTTAAAAAATATGAACTTTGCGATTGATGTAGCACCCCTAGCGGGTTTTATTGTAGGAGTTAACTATTGGAACTCCGAGATGGATGAAGATTATCAAGACCCCAAGTACCACTCTTTGCAGTTGTGCTTTGGGGTCTTGGCTATTGTAGTGACGTGGGCAACAGAAGGACAGAACAAATAGACTTGCTTTCGTTACTCGCTCAGTATCATAATGAGTGGGTAAAGATGGCACGCAAGTTTGGGGCAGGCGATGTCAGCGAGGACGTTGTGCAGGAGATGTACCTACGTCTGAACAAGTACATTGATGACCCTGAGCGTATTATGTATAACGATGAGCCGAACAAGCTGTTTATTTGGGTCACCCTACGCAACCTAGTGCGCAAGCTCCAGACCCGTAATAATCTTCTGGTATATGTAGACCAATACCACGATCACCCTGAGTTCAGCGAGGAGGTAGATCGTGAGCCTGATGAACTATTTGAGCAGTTCATTGATAGGGTATGGGAAACCTCTAAGCAGATGTATTGGTTTGACCACAAGATGTTCCACCTGTACCACACCACTGATATGAGTATGCGGGACATACACAAGGAGACTACCATCAGCCTTAGAACAATTTTTACAACACTTAATAAAGCTAAAGATTATGTCAAAGAAAACCTCTACGAAGAGTACCAAGCCTACCTCAAGGAAATCCAAGAGTAAGGGACTAGGGGATACCATTGAGAAGGTAACGGAAGCCACGGGTATCAAGAAGGCGGTGAAGATGTTTACCGAGGCTACAGGAGTTGACTGTGGCTGTGATGCTCGCAAGGAGAAGCTCAACAAGCTCTTTCCCTACAAGCACACGCAATGCTTGGAGGAGAAAGAGTACAACGTGCTGAAAGACTTCTTTGCTCAGTTTAATGGTACAAAGCTAGACGAGCAGTATACCCGACCTCTGGCAGAGATACACGCTAGGGTGTTTAGTCACAAGTTTGACGTGCCTTGTAGCTGTAGTCCTAAGACTTGGAAGTCTTGGATCAATGACCTGCGTAAGGTATACAACGAGTATGAAGGAGCTTGATTTATACAACATACTCAAGCTCTGTTTTATAAATGACCTAGAGAAGAGCGAGAGCCAATACTCTCGCTTTGACTGCTTCTCTGAAAAGTGGAAGATGGACATAGAACTCAAGTGCCGCAGGACTCACTATGATGAGCTGCTGATTGAGAAGGACAAGTACGATGCCTTGATGGAGCGAGCTGAGAAGTTTGATACCAGACCGTTCTACATAAACTCTACGCCTAAGGGAATCTATGCGTTCAACTTAGAGGAGTTCAAAAATCTTGAATGGGAGATGAAGGGCGGGCTACCTAAGACTACAGACTTCTACGACAACCGTAGGGTAGTCAAAGAGGTGGCGTTCCTACCGATATCAAAAGCTAGTAAATTAAACGAAGACTAGGAAGTGTTAATAATTTTGTTTATATTTATCCTAACTAAACAGAATTATTATGTCAAAGAGAAAGTTTACAACGAAGGAACACATCATCTATGGGGGTACTTGTTACCTGTTAGCGACCCTAGGGGTATTCGCTATGGTAGCCCTCTACGAGTTTATTGAGCATCTATTTAATCTACCTGTATAATGGATTACCTAGATTACGAGCTACACCGTTACCAAGAGAGCCAAGATGCGACCTGCGACTATTGCGGGGAGTGCATCTTGGAAGAGTATGACTCTTGCAACTGTGACGAAGACATTACCCAACAAATAAATTACCAACGATAATGACACCAAGTAAAGCCATCGACAAAGCGCAAGTCGTATTTGACAAGACACGATCAGACAAAGAGACGATAGACGAACTGCTGCACATAGATGCACAGATGTACCAATACTTAGGCACAGACACGAGCAAGACAGAGAAGGATGCTGTGAAGCGTGCCTCTGCTTTTATATACCGATTGATCAAGAGCATTGACCCTGAACGGGGTCAACGCTATATCCAAGCTATGGGACTAACCAGATAATAAATGACCTATGAAAATCAGAATGCTAAATGGCGAGGAGCACGACCAAAGCTACCTCGTAGAACAAGCCCACAACGATGACTTCTACTACGGCTACCTAGGTAAGGTAGCGTTCAGTTCATCAAACCTCAAGAAGCTCCTAGACTCTCCTAGGACGTACTACAACCTTATGCAG